ATGTCAGCAGCTGCACCGATCAGCTGTGCCGCCAACTCTTTACGGTCAAGCTGCTCCAGTTCTCGGACTTGCTGCTCCCGTGCTTCCTTTAGTCTGCGCTCTGCAGTTCGCTCTGGCAGCCCGTACTGCAGCGCCAACGCTTGACGGATCTCATAACTGCTCCGGCCATTGTTGAGCATGTGCCGCACACTGTGCAACTGCTCGGCAATGTCAAGCGCGCTCTGGCCTGCTCGCCCGGGCGGTTTTGCTCGCTTGCCCCCCGCCGCTGCCATCTGTGACAATGTATTACATTTCGCCTAGGTTACCCCATTTTGCAAGGTCTGGGCTCGCGTTTGGGCCTGTTTTCGTCTAATGTACTAAGCGAGAGACCAGGACAACTGTTCCCCTTTCACCCGATCCTATGACCAAACAAGAACGCCAAGCCATCGCCGACCGCGTGCGCTGGCTGACCAACCATGGCCGCCACCTTGAAGCGTGGCGCTTTTATCACGAATCACTCGGCGCCACCCCTGATCGCGTGCCCGCTTATCAGCCCCACCGCCCTCTGTGCTGACCATGAACAACCCCACAGTCAACCGCCTAGCCGTTGTTGTTTTGCTCTGCTGCTGTTGGGCAGCAGGCTACGACTCGGGCCGCGATGCCGCCACCGCTCAGCAACGTTCCACCGCAACTTCCTGCCATGCCCCAATTAACCGCTGACGAGATCGGCCGCCGCTCTGGCCTGCTGATCGATTCTTTCTGCCTGCTGTACTTCACAGCTCCGAACGACCGCAACGCAAACCCGCAACGGCTCTGGGCTTTGTTCAGCCCCGCGGGCCAGTTGCTGGCCGCGTGGAACGAAGGCTACGGCGGGACCCATAGCCTGCCTGCCGCCGTTCGCCCAAAGGCCGCAACCTGCCACGCGATCGCGGTTTCTGCCGCAACCTATCGCGCGCTATTGCGCCAAGCCCGCCACCTTATGGAAATCTGATCATTATGAAGATTCAATCATTCACCGGCCCCAGTGGCCCGCTTTTGTTTCACCTCACGCGCGTCAGCAGCAACAGTAAAACCGGCCCCATCCCTGTCAGCACAAGCAGCAAAGCAACCTGCCCCAGTGCCTGCCCGTTTCTGGGGCAGTGCTACGCCAGCGCCGGCCCGCTTGCCATTCACTGGGCCGCCGTTTCCGATGGTCGCCGCGGCATGCCATGGCAACAGTTCTTGACGGCTGTTGCTTCGCTGCCCGTAGGGCAGCTCTGGCGACACAATCAAGCTGGCGACCTTTGGAAACCCCACACGCTGACCGGCCAGACTGCGCTCGCGGCCCTGGTTGACGCAAACCGCGGCCGCCGCGGCTTTACTTATTCGCACCATTCCCTCACTGCTAAGGTCGCCGCGGCATTCAAGGCCGCAACGGCTCAGGGTTTTACGGTCAACGCGTCAACCGAATCTATGGCCGCTGCTGATGCAGCAGTTCGGCAAGGGTTGCGCGCTGTTGTTGTGGTTGCTTCCACAGAAACCCGCCACCGATGGGCATCTCCGGATGGAAACCCGGTGATCTTGTGCCCTGCACAACGTAAAGGGCCCCAGTTCGCCGCCATGAACTGCGCAACCTGCCGCCTATGTCAGGCAAGGCCCCAAAACGTGATCATCGCGTTCGCCGCCCATGGCACAAACAAGCGGCGAATCGATCAGCTGATCACAGCAGGGGGCCCTGATGCATGACCGCGCCACAGCAGAAGAACTGCAAGCCCGCATTGCCCACGCTGCAGAGCTAAAACTGCAGCAAGTGCCGCCGGCCCTGGCGCTGCTGAAGCTGCAGCAAACCTACGGCGTCAGTTTGCGCCAGGCTCGGCGATATCTTGCCAGCGCTGCTGAACTGCTGCAGCAAGACGGGATCCCAGCAACGGGTGACCCATTCAACGACGCTGCAGCGCTGGCCCTCAACCGGCTCCAGCTGCTCATTCTTGAGGCTACGCCATCAGAACTGCCGCGACTTGTAGCAGCGCTGGCCAAGCTCAAGGAATGTCAGCCTGCAGGCCCTAGTCTGTCAGATGCTGAAATGTTGGACCGCGCCGCCTTTGTCGGCGGCCTGGCCAAATTATCCCCCACGGATCCCACGCCATGACACAAGCTGCGCAGCAGCAAACCATGGGCCCCACACGGGGCCTTTTCTTTTGCCTGGCTGTTTGCGCGAGCGTCGCGCAGCGATGCGCAGCGCTTTTATGTCCCCCAGTGACATAAGCCCCCCGCCAGATCCCTTGCAGCGCAGCGGTTTTGCCTGCAGCGCTCGCGCTGCTTTATGTCACAGCGCCACACAGGCCCCCAGGATCGCCCACAAGCCGCCCCAGGCCCTAGCCAGTGTGTCCCACGCGCACCACGCCAGAGCTGCCCTGTAGCGGCTTCTAGGTGGCTCTGGCGCGTAGCGCTACATGTAGCGCCCCATGCCGCCCACAGCGCCAGCCCTAGCGTGCGGTGAGCGGGATTGGTACTGATGCACCAGTGCTCAGCTGTCTGTGCGAGGTGCGAAGCGCCGAAGCACGCGCCTTGAATGGCGTTTTTTGCGCTCCAGTCCTATGAATGGGGTTTTTTGTGCGCAGCCCTTGAATGGCGTTTTTGCGCCGCAGGCGCTACTTGCGCCGCAGGCGCCGCCGCAAACCTGCGCGTTGTGTTCCATCCGGCTCAGCGTCACCGGCAAGGTCGTACAACACCCAGAGCCCCAGCCCCACTGCAGCAACCACTAACAGGGTCCCCAGCGCCTCCATAGTGCTATGCCGCGCTTAACAGCGCTTCATAGAAACAACGCACCCGCTCCAGGTAGCGGTCTTGTGCACGCACCAGCTCGTCCTCAATGATGAGATGTGTCTGCGCGGGTCCACATCGCCGCGCCAGCACGATAAGCCCGGCCTGGCACCGCAACCCCGTCAAATGCTCCAGTCCAAGGCTGTAGGCACCGAGCTGGTGCACGAAGCTGTGGTCTGCGTCGAGACGCTTGGCGCGGGTGGTGGTCTTGAAGTCACACAGCACCAGCCCGTCAACTCCGTTGACCTTGAGCAGTGCATCTGCGGTACCGGCGAAACCGGCGGGATGATGAATGGAAAATTCGCTGGCATAGATACCCGTGACGTGCTCCACCACCCAAGCCGTGAGGCTGCGGGCATAGCCGGAAGCGCTCCAGCTCACCGGCGGGACACTGCTGTGGCTATGCGTTAATGCCCATTGGGTAATACGGGTGGGGATGCGCTCCAGCCCGTTGGTGTCCCAGCGCAAGCAATCGCGGCGCACTGCTGTACTGCGCGCCAGCCGCTGGGCAGTCTTGAGCAGATACTCTGCGCTGTTGTGGGCTTGGGTGCCACGTTCCGCGGCTACGTCGCGCTCTTGAATGGCCGCTCCAGGCCCGTAACGGCGGTCCATGCTGGATGCCCATTGCTCCAGTCCAGATTGGTCTGATGTAGCACTTAAAATGCTGGTGACACTGTGGTAAACAGTTCCAGCCTGATCCCTGTAAATGCGCGAAGGGCCCGAGTCATCACGGGTTAAGCTCCAGTGCCTTAATGCGGCAAGTGCGTCTTGGGTGGATGTCAAGATACACTATGCCCCATTATCTATAGCCTAGCAAAAAAGAAGCCCCTGTGCAAGGGGCTGGGGTCTTACAGGCTGGTGTTCCTTGGCTGCTGGCCTATGAAAGGGCGAATGAACCCTCGGTACCACCAGCAGGGCACGACGGCCACCCAGTTCTGTTCCACTTAAGAGGTGCGCCTACCGCATGGCCCGAGCAGTAGCTCCGTTGTGAAATGGGCAGAAACTCCACGCAACATTACCACTGCGCTGCCCTGCCCCAGTGCTCAGCTCGCCTTGAATGGGTTGCCGCCGTTGATCAGCCGTGAAATGTCGAAGCCGGCAGCCTTGGCATCGCTCCACGCCTCATCGATCTCGGCTTGGGTGCCCTTCTTGCGGGGGCCAGGCAGCAACTTGTACTCCGTATCAAGACCCGAGCCTTTCTTGCTCAGCACAAAGTCCCACGCCATCAAATCGGAGTAGTCGTCTGACTGGCTGATTGCATCGAGTTCGCGGATGATGCCCTTTTGAGTGACACTCAAAACCTGCACTGTGCTGGTTTCGTAGTTGTAAACTGGCACGGCGATGGCGAACTTGATGTCAACTCCACCGCTTACTTTTTCGCGGGCGACATAATCGCCAAGCTCGGCATTGATGTCTTCGTTGGTGGGCTCGTAGTCGAACCTGAATGGCTTGTTGCTGCCGTCAGGCGCTTGGCCCCAGCACTCGTAGAACTCCAGCGGCTGGTCCGACAGCAGTGCAAAGCGAACCGAAGAGCCTGACGAAATCTTGCTGGGGTTGAGGTAGCCGCCTTGGGCGCTGTTGGAACTGACTGCGGCAACTGCGGTCTTGGAAAGAAAACTCATGATTGGTGTTGGTGTGTTTGGTGAGCTGTGGGGGCTCCAGCCAAATGTAGCACAGTTGACGCGCTGCTTACCATGAAAAACGCCCCCGGCGTTGATCGGAGGCGTAGCAAAACCTTTCTTCTGTAGGACTTTAACACGTGTCTCACGCTTCTCAAGAGCTTCTCACTTTTGTGCGCCAACTCCCTGAAGGGATGGCCTACTGCCCCATCTACGCCAAGGATCAACTGCTCCAGTCCGGCAAGGTCAGCAAAGGCAAAACACCGCTGGAACGGTCTCACCACACCGTGATGACACCTGCGGATGTTGCGCTGCAGATCGAGCGCAAACCTGCGGTGTTCCAGGCCGTGGGTGTGTTCACCGGGCCGCGCTCGCAAGGGCTGGTGATCCTTGATGTGGACCGAAACCTCTCGAAGCTGCGCAAAAAGTGGAAGGACTCGCTGGATGGTGCTCCAGTCATCACCAGCACCAAGGCCAACGCTGCGAAGTACCTGTTTCGCGTGCCTGAGGCGCTGTGGGCAGCGGTGGGCGGTTTTGGGTTGTCGGACACTGGCGCGGGCTATGAGGTCCTGTGGGGCCGCCAGGGGGTCCTGTACGGGGCTTACCCCGGCTCCAGCGATGGGAAGGCCCCCGAGGGGTTCTACGGCCTTACAGGCGATCTGGAGGCCATTCCAGAGGCTCCAGCGTGGTTGATCGCGGAGATGAAGGACGCCGGTGGCCGCGAGGTGCAAGATGCCGGGTTTATTAAGAACCGTAAAGCCATTGATTTTTCGGATCGGGAGGCCGCTGAAGTCGCCGAAATCATTCAGTGCGCCCTCAAGATCATCCCGCCCCAGGGCACAGGCAGCCGCGATCACTGGGTGAAGGTGGGCATGGCGATCCATTCGGAGCTGCCCAACGACCTTGGCCTCATGCTTTGGGCGGCATGGTCAGCAGATGACCCCGAGTACGCCGATGAATGGGCTGGCTCCAACCCCTGCGAGGGCGTGTGGCGGTCCTTCAAGAAAGGCCCCGTCAGCTTGGGCTCGCTGTTCTACATGGCAGATCAGCAGATGCCGGGGCGGCTTTGGCTGCCAGAAGACCTGCGGCGCATCGTCACCGACCTGGAAGCTGCTACGCCCGATGAGGTGTTGCCCCAGTTCCGCGACATCATTGAGGCCACTAAAGAAGCGCTCCAGCTAGAGAACCCCGCGGAGCAGCAGTACGCCTTGCACAAAATCGCGTACAAAGCGCGGATGCGGGATGCGTTCCAGCTCGAAAAAATGTACGTGGATCAAATCCAGTACGAGTCTCAAGCTGAGACGATGACCGTGGGTGAGTTGTTCAAGAAAGACTTCAAGCGCAGCTACCTGATCCCGGATTTGCTACCGAACCCATCGGTTGTGCTGATTTATGGCGCGGGCGGTGATGGCAAATCCATGGCCGCTTGGACCATCGCTAAGCACGTTGCTACGGGAACCCCGTTTGTGATTCGCGGTAAACACGTGCCTGTTGATGCGGGGCCCGTGCTGCTGCTCAATGGCGATCAGCCGCTGGTGCAGCTCCAAGAGCAACTGGAGGAGGTGGAAATGCCTGAAGACGCTCCAGTCACCCTGCGTACAGATTGGTCGCTCCAGGCCTATGCGCGGTTTCAGAAGCTCGTGCAAAAGGTGCGCCCCAAGCTCGTGGTGATCGACTCGTTGATCGGTTGCTCAGGCGGTAGGGCGTTTGACGAAAACAAGTCCGACTTCGCCACGCCGCTGTACTGGCTGACCCGCAACAACGGGGTGCTGTTCCCCGCCACGACAATCCTGATCATTCACCACGCCAACAAGACCGGCGGCTTTAGGGGCACCAGCGCCATCCGCGACGCCGTGGACGAGACCTGGAGCATGAAGCGCCCCACCGAAAAGCAGGCGCTGGAAACTGGGCCTGATGTTCGACTGATCTGCATCGAAAAATCACGCTCTGGCCGTGGAGGCACCACTCTGCTGATGCGCCAAGAGCAAGACCTCTCCTTCAGCCTTTCGGATTGGACTCCTGAAATAGATGCGGCTACGGAAAGCCGGCCCTCCACCGCCACTGATCGAGTGCTCCAACGCTTGCGGGTGTCGTACCCCAACAGCAAAACGCGGGAGGAACTAAACGCGGATCCGTTGTGCGGAGGCAGCGTGGCCGCAATCCGTAAGTCGCTCCAGCGCTTGGAGAAGCGGGGGTTGGTGGTTAGTACTGATGCACCACAGCAACTGGGGGCTAAAGGCAGAGCAGCCAAGCTCTACACGGCTGTTTTATCTCTCTCGCGGGGAGAGAGTGATATAGGGGGTCCCATAGGGGCAAATCCCAGTCGTGGAGCGGATTGTGAAATGGGACAACCAGATGAAAATTTGGAGAGTGTCCCGTTTAATTTGGCTGGTGCGTCGGTGAAAGGGACACTTTCTCTGAAAAAGAGACCGAGTCCCATTACAGATCCCTTGCAGCAGAAGGAATCTGCTCAAGTGGACACCTCTACGGAATATCCCCACGCGCGCGTGCGCGAGGAACAGCACCGCACCGCCGCTGAACTGGAGCGGTTGGTGGAGCAGGCCGAGTGGGATTGATCCGAAATCTCCCTAGCGTTGCGTCAGCAGTCGTCTGGCTGCTGGCGCTGTTGCTCTGGAGGACACCACGCATGGCCAAATCCAAGCCTCAGCCCAAGCAGCCCAGAAAGCCTGTGCTGTTCTTTGCCCAAGGACCGGTGCCCGATGAGGTGCTGGCGATTATGCGGTTCTGCTACTTCAGGCAGGGCCGCGCCAAGTCAGTCGAGGAGTACCGCCTGTTTGACGAGGATGGGGCCGTGGAGCTGCTCCACATGGCGCTGGGCACCGCCCTGAACCAAGGGGCGGATGTCTCGGTCATCACCCCGTACGACTTAGAGGACCTTGGTCTGGAGGACCTGCTAACAGCCTCTTGACAAACCCTTGACTCGTGTACTACAACGTGTGTGGCCTTACCTACACACCCCACATGATCACAGAAACAAACGTGCCCAACGCCAAGCTCTCCGGCTGGTACTTCACCGTTCAGCACTGCAAATACCTTGTTGAGCAGCGCATTGCTGAAACTGAAGCTCAGGGATGGAACGCTCAGTACGACCGCCACCACCTGGAGCGATTGGAAGACATGGAGCTGTTTTTGAAAATGAGCTGGGATTTTTATATGGATTCATTGATGGATATGGCTAAGTTCGCTATGGCTCCACGTCCTGAAGAGGTGCGGCAGTGATGGCTGATGTTCTTGACATTCACGAGTTGCGATTCGATGGACCCGACCGTCTTGTGGTTGAAGCTGTGGTGGACCAGATGGTCCTTACGCGGCCAGGCTCTCACATCGATCCACCCGAGTGGGGGCCTGCCTTGTGCCGAGGCTCCATGCACTTTTCAAGTGAGGATTTGATGCCCGCCACTGATGCGCAACTCAAGCAAATGCTTGGTTATCGCATCGACGATTGGGCGCCAGTCGACTTAACCGACTTCTTTGATTTTGGTGCAGATGACTGATCTAAGTTCTACGCTGACGGAACGCGGCAAGCGTTACGGCGACTTTTACGGTCATGCCCGCGTGACGATGGACCTTAAATCTGTGGTGCGCTCGGAGTTACAAAAGCGCAACAAAACGCTTGCCGACGATCAGCAGGAAGCACTCGACATGATCTTCCATAAGATCGGTCGCATCATCAACGGTGACCCGGATTATTACGATTCGTGGCACGACATTGCGGGTTACGCAAAACTCGTCGAAGACCGTTTATTGCAGAAAAGTAGTAATGGCCGATGCGCTGCCCAAGAGTGATCGCCGCGCCAAGGGCGAGGGGCGGAACTTTACGGTCAATATCAGGATGAGCCGCGAGGAGATCGAGGCTGCCCGCAAACTCGGCGGTGGCAATGTCTCCATGGGATTCCGCCAAGCCATCCGCTATGCCTGCTGGCGCGAAATGCGTCCCACGAGTCTCAGCACCATGCTGCGCTCCGCCGCCGTGCTCGCCGCCGAACTGGAACAACGGTGACTGGTGTGCTACATTAAATCTGTACCTCAGCCTGACTTGGCATGGACTACCTTTTTGGGATCCAGCACCTGCACCAGTTCGACAGCTCCACGCTGATCGCCTTTGACACCGAGACTACGGCGCTGCGGCCCAAGTTTGGGGGCTTGCGGTTGCTCCAGCTGGCCGCCCCCAACGTGGAGCTGCCGCTGGTGATTGACTGTTGGCAGCTCAGCGATGATGACTGGGTCAGGCTGGAGGAGTTTTTCGGCGTTGACCGCGTTTATGTCGCGCACAATGCGGTGTTTGACCTGGCATGGCTCCAGGAGCAGGAGATTTATGTGCAGGGCAAGGTGCGCTGCACGATGCTGGCCAGCCGTGTACTGACAAACGGCATCCCAAACCTCAGGCATGGCTTGGCGCCAGTAGCGGCGCGATACCTTGATCAACACGTAGACAAGGAAGAACAGGCCAGCGACTGGTCTGCTGCAGACCTGCGGCCCGAACAGGTTGAGTACGCCGCCAACGATGTGGTGGTGCTGCTGCAGATTTACAACAAGGTGCTGGATCGGCTGGCAGATGGACGGTTGATGCGGGCGTGGCTGCTGGAATGTGCAGCGCTGCCGGCAATGGCCTCGCTCTGGCGCAATGGACTGCCCTTTGACCGCGACACCATGCTCCAGCTCAAAGCCGAGCTGGTGGAGGACAACGAGCGGTTGGGCGATGAGTTCATCGTTGAACTGGATGCGGCGTTGCCCGAAGGGCACAAACTGCCGCGGTTGCTTGATGGCAACATCAACCTGAACAGCAAAGCAAGCGGGCGTGGGGCCGCCAAGGTGCCAGCCGGGTTCAACCTCAACAGTCCCAAGCAACTGCTGGCTGTGTTTACGGCGCTGCTCGGTGAGCAACCGGTAGATGCCAACGGAAAGCCCAGTGCGTCCAAGGATTCGTTGAAGGAGTACGTCGGTGATCACCCGGTGGTGGCCAGGTACCTCAAGTGGAAGCGGGTGGAGAAAGCGCGGCAGATGGTTGAGGCGCTGATCAACCACCAAGACCCTGATGGTTTTGTGCGCGCCAGCTACATGCAGGCTGGGGCAGATACGTTTCGGATGAGCTGCAATTCGCCGAACCTGCAGCAGGTGCCGCGGGATCCCAGGTTTCGCACCTGTGTCCAAGCTCCAGACGGGTGGAAGCTGGTGGTGGCGGACTACGCGCAGATGGAGTTGCGGCTTGCGGCGGCAGAAGCACAAGACCCGTTGATGATCCGTGCGTTCCAAGAAAACCTTGATCTTCACACCCTTACCGCCATGCAGATTTATGGCGTAGCAGAAGAGGAGGTCACCAAAGATCAGCGGCAAGTTGCAAAGTCAGCCAACTTTGGTCTGCTGTACGGCTCTGGTGCAAAGGGACTGCGGAACTACGCCGGCAGTCAAGGCATCTATATGACGCACGAGGAGGCTGGTGAGATCCGCGACAAGTTCCACGCCGCGTACACCGGCATCCACACGTGGCAGCGCGATGCAGCACAGGCAGCAAACAGATCGCAGGGCAAACGCGGTGAGGTGCGGGTGCGGGTTTCAGAATTAAGGCGGTTTTTGCCTGGCGATAAAAACCGGCTGACCACTCGCTGCAATACGCCGATTCAAGGCGCTGGTGCGGCAGTGCTTAAGCGCACGCTTGGGAAACTATGGCCGCTGCTCCAGGCAGATGGGGATGAAGTGGTGAAGCTGTCGGCTGTGGTGCACGACGAGGTGGTGCTGTTGGTGCGCGATGAACACGCGGAAACGTGGGCGCTCCAGCTGGCTGGGGTGATGCAGGATGCGGAGGCTGAATGGCTTGGTGACGTGCCAGCGCTGGCAGAAGCCAAGATCGGCACTACGTGGAAAGAGGCGAAGTAGGCAAAACGCCTACTTGGCCCACAACTCCTCGACGATCTTTTTGTATTTCGCAGGAAGGGTGGCCGCGTCCTGGCGGTGAATGTTGAGGTGGCCGCGACGCAGCAACTCGGCGTGGTACATGAATTCCCCGAAGGCCTTGGCGCTTTCGGGGATGTTTTGTCTGGCGTAACGCTCCAGTGCGGTAGCCATAGAACGAAGATTGCGCTGCATGGCCATAATGGTTTGACCGGTTCCGCAAGTCTATGCAGGGCCGTACAGGCAGACAGATCATCATGGCGCGGTTGCAGCAGGCGGTGGCTAAATCCACCACCGCTGATTTGCAACGCGCCGCACAGCTGCTCGAATTTGCGTACGACGTAAGGAAAGGGTGCTCCAAGCAGAGGGCTGGGGCACGTAAGGCGCAGTCGCAAGCCTGGAAAAAGAACGTGGATGATGACCTTCGCTGGTGAGGCTTGTGTACTATGTGTCAGAGGAGACACACGACATGCCTTCACAGCACGGTTCCAAGTTCTACTGCCAGCTTTTGATTGATCCGCACCGCTACAAACTTGCGGAGCAGCTCGCTGAAAAGCGCGGCAAAAAGGTGACAGCCGTGCTGCGGGATCTGGTGTACGAAGCACTCGAAACCAATTACTCCAAGGAGGAATACCGCAAAGCTGCATGGGCAGATGCGGAGGTGTGGAACGATTCGGTGCGGAGGCGTGTCAACTCGCGTCGCAGCAAAGATGGATAAGCCTTCGGTATGTAACGCGAGCCTCAACTCCAGCTTCAATGATCTAATGTGTCACAGCAGTCACTCAGACACATGACGCGCTACATCATTCGAGTCGGCGATCGGTGGGTAACCGCGATCTACGACACACGCAGCAACGGTATCGGCTTCACCAGCCGCAAGGAGGATGCGTCTAGTTGGTCTCGTTATGAGACTGCGCAGGACAAAGCGCTGGTGCTCCGCGGGATTTTTGCGCAGGAAGTGTGCATCGAGGCACGTGAGGAGCCAGACTATCCCCGCTCTTGGAATCTGCAACCCCAGGCCGCATGAACCCTGACTGCAACCCAATCGAACAGCAGGCTCGCCAAGACGAGCTGGATACGCTGTACTACAAAGATGAACGTGATGACCCGGCACATCCGTTTCATGCGCTTTATACCAACCTCTACCTCTCCTCCAAAGGTAATGACGGACATTCAAATTGAAATGGCTTTTGAAGATTGGTGGCGGGAATCGTATCCTGCTGCTCCAGCCAACAAACAAGCAGTCTCGTCACACGTAGCTTTTGCTTCGCACGTGCTGGCGTTGGTTGAACTGCTTCGTGAATACGAGGACGCCAAGCGACAAAACGCGCTTTGATTACAGGTGGTGCTGGCTTTATCTGGATCTCGCTGTAAATCAATGGGCAGTTACACGGGGATCGACACGTACTTGTCGGAAATTTCGCGCTACCCACTTTTGACGCCGCAGGAGGAAATCCAGCTGGGACGTCAGGTGCAAGACATGCTCCAGCTGCAGCAGTTGGATCGGGAGTTGACGCCTGATGAAAAGCGTGTGGTCAAACGGGGGGAGCGCGCCAAACAAAAGTTTGTGCGGGCCAACCTCAAGCTGGTGGTCTCAGCGGCTAAGCGCTATCTGCATGTGGTCAAGACCATGGACCTGATGGACTTAGTCCAGGAAGGAAACCTTGGGTTGATTCGTGGGGTAGAAAAATTTGACCCCAGTCGGGGGTACAAATTTTCGACTTACGCCTACTGGTGGATTCGGCAGTCCATCAACCGCGCCATTGCTACGCGGGAACGTGCCATCCGCTTACCCGGTAAGGCGCAGGAACTCGCCACCAGCTGGAACACGGCTATGCGGAATCTGCATAACCAGCTGGGGCGGGCACCGAAGCTGCAGGAGATTGCGACCTACTTCAAGGTCAGCCTGCACGAGGTGGAGCACTTTGTGCAGGTCGGCATGTCGCCAACGATCTCGCTGGACATGGCCATGCGGGATGAAAGCAACATGTCGTTTGTGGACCTGATTGAGGATCACAACAACGTCGGTGGTACCGAGGCCATGGAAAAAGCCATCCTTGATGAGGACACGTTCCAGCTAGAGATGGCGATGACCGTGCTCAGCAACAAAGAGAAGGAGCTGGTCAGCCGGCGGTGGGGATTGCAGGGGCGGGAACCTGAGACGCTGGTGCAGATTGGCAAGACCATGAACATCAGCCGCGAACGGGTGCGCCAGTTACTCGACATCGCACAGCGGAAGCTGCAGTATCAGCTGAACAACACCAAAAAGTTCAGGCGGTACGAGTCACCGCAGCAACAGGAGATAGCGCCACCACTGGCGGCGGGGTACTTCACGTAGAAACTCCGCTTTCTCCAGCTCGGCGATACGATGGGTGGCCTGGCGGATGATGGCCTGCTGCATTGCGTTTTGCTGCAACAACGAGCACGCCAGCTCAGTTGTGGCATAAGGGTTTTCGGGCCCATGCCTTTGTACGTCGTGTACGTGTTGGAGCAATTGGGCTTCCGCCGACAGCGTTAGCTCAGGCACCATCCACTTCATCGAATCCATGGCGGGAACTTAGGAGGAGGCGTATGACTAACACACTAGACATGGTTGCTCCAACCATCATATTCATCAACGACAATCACGGCGGATACTGGGAAATTAACTACGCCGGCATGGTGCGGCGACACCAGCAGGATTGGCAGGCATTTACGTTTTATGAAATGGCCTGCGCGCTCTACAACATCAATCGTGCAGCAAACTCGCTTCCCAGCTGCGGCACACCAGACGCAACAGACTGAGATAATCCATCCCCGCGGTACTGGGCAAGTTGAGTTTGCCGCTGCCGTGGATCATTAAATGGCTGGGCACTAGCTCGTAGTTGGTTGTGGTGCTGCGCTCATAGCTTGCGCTTCAGCAGCTCGGCGTTTTGGTTGAAGTCGTAGTTGATGACGACTGTGAGGAGTTGCGGCATCAATAGTCCCAGCGCACGCGGGGTCTGCCGGCACGGATGCCGAGATGCACAAAACCCTTGGGGGCGCCATAGCCGAGCGAGTACGGCCAGTTTTTGTCGCACCAGTCCTGCAGGTGGTTGATGTTCACCTCGCGGATGTAAAAGTCAACCGCTCCAACGCCTGGTGCGTTGTAGAGGTGCTCGCTGCCGGATGCGCCACCTACAGCGCGGTTGATTGCGGCGGGTCTGTAACCGCTGGTGATGATTACCGGCTTGCTGCCGAACTTAAGCCGCGCACGCTCCATAAATGCCGCCAGCTCGACTGCAGTGTCCACCTGATACTGGTGGTCAAAACGCCGCGCTTCTTGATCCAGCGCGAACTCGCCGATGCGGATGTGGGGCGTGATGCGTGCTGAAAACGGGCTGCTGGGCGTCAACTTGGCCGGTTGCTGTTGGACTGCCGGTGCAAATTTGCTGCCACTCCACAGCTGACCCTCGGCTTCACGGCGGCGGCGCAATCCTTCCTCAAATTGGCTGCCGGGGTTGCGGTACAGCAGCATCGCAGCGGGCACCTCATCCCACTTGCGGTCGCGTAGCTTGGCGCTGATCGTTTCAAAGTCGGGCACCAGCCCGTAAAAGTCAGCTCCAAGGTTGTAGGCGAAGCTGATCAGCGCGCACTTCTGGTGGTCTTCCATTTCGCGCCAGTGCGGCACGGTGGTGCGCAGTTTGTCGGCGATGCGCTCCACTTCCCGTCTGAACAGGGAGTCGGCTTCGATGCGGTTGATCTTGTCGCCCTGCTTGACGCGGCGGCCATCGCTATAGCGCGTGGTACCCCAGCCGATCGTCCATACCCCCGCGGGGCAGCGGTACGCATCAAGATGACACCCCTCAAATCGCTGGATCAACGTCATCGCAGCAGTCAAGTCACCCTGCTTGCCGTCTTGGCTCCACGTGGCAAACCACGGCTGGTCGCGGTTCAGCAGATCCGGTGCAACTTTCAGCAGTGCTGCTTCAAGCTCGACGATGGCCGCGGCCTGGTGCGGCAACCCACGCCAGTAACGAAACAGCGATTCAAGTCTGACTGGTGTCTTCGCCACGTTGCCACGGTGCATGGATGGACATTGCGCCACCCAGCAGGCGGCTGTCGCCAGTCTGCAGCTCATCGTCGATTGGGTGCTCGACGATCACCGGCTCTGGCTCTTTCGGTTGTGCTGCGTGCCAGTCAGCTTCGGCCTGGTCCAGCTTGGCCGGTAGGGTCAGCTCAAACCACCACCGGCGCCAGCCAACCTCTAGCGCTTTTTTGCTTTCAGCAGGTTCAGGATCTGAAAGACCAACTGGATGATGCCGTTGCTCTTGAGCGGCGACATGGCGATCAGCTCGCTAGCGGCAGCAACGATAATCCAGAACGCAGGATGTGAAAGGAAATCCATGACGAGTAACAAGGGGTCTACCCTGACACACTAGATTGCCCCCGGCTGAGGAGCAAAGTAGTGCTGATGTCAGGTGTTTCGGAGATACGCACCTGCTCGATTGGGTAGTCGAACGGGCGCATGTTGCGTTGATTCTCGCCAAGAAGCCAGACGTCCGCAACCTGCAAATACGGCGTCATGTCCAAAGTGTCGAGCAACACCGCTTTCCACACGCAGTGGTACTTGCGCACAGCAAGCAGTCGGGTTTGCTCACTTTGGCTGGGGCGGTCGTGGCCTTTTTGCACACGCACCCAATAGTCGTTCATAACGCCAACCAATAGCAGGTCGCAGTGGGTGCTGCAGCGCTCCAGCAGACTTTGGTGGCCGTGGTGAAACAGGTCGAATACGCCGACCGTAAAACCAATCTTCATCCGATGCGTGCTCCATTCACAGGGCTGGCCGCAAAATGCCACTGCCGTTTGGGGGTGCGCCAGTCAGGGCCGTACTTGGCCTCAAGAAATGCTTCGGGCGGATCTGGGGCTGGCATGGTTCCAGCGCTGGTTTCAATGCGGGTCAGCTTGAACGGCTTGTACGTAAAACGGTACTGGATCACATTGCGCAGATACGCGCCGTGCCAGAAGTCGCCGTCCTCGTTTGCGTAGTAAAAGAAAATATCGGTCTTGACGCCAGCTCGCATCCAGCGGTGTTGCAGTCCATTGTCGGGGGTGCCCAGCTCATCCTTCAGTGTGAAGCCGGCTTGCTCCAGCAGAAATCGGTTTTCGGGTTTCCATGTGCTGTGGTACAACCCAATGTCGGTGTCTCGGTCCCAGCGGATGGTGCGGCCATCGCGGATTAACCCCAGCAGCGTGCCATCCTGCACCCAACAAATCGAACCGTTGCTAGTGAGCAACCACAACATGTCATAGACATTTTTTAGAGCGATGTCGTTATTGATCACGTCGCAACCAGTCCCCGTATTCTTTGCTTAGTACATTAGCGGTGGCGGCGTCGGCTTCCAAGTAAGCGTTGCAGCGGGCACGGTTACGCATCAGCTGGGGACGGTTGGCTTTGCTGCGATCACCCGGATGCCACAAATGCAGTCGTGCTCCATCTAGCTCCAGCGCGCCGCCGAGCTGTTTGTGGATGTTGAGCAGGAACGCTTTGTCCTCAGGGCCCCAGCCCTCAAACTTTTCGTCCATGCCGTTGACGCGGTCAAACACATCGCGGCGGATCACCACGTAAGAGCGGCTGCCACTCTCGCGGGGGCGGTACAGCAACGTGCTGCGGTTATGCAGTAACTGCATACGCCCCGCGTGGCTGGTGTGGAGGGTGGTGATGTGCGGCGTAATGCAGCTGTAGTACGCGGATTGCTCCAGTGCGGTGAGGAGGTGGGGGGCGCTGGGGATGAGGTCGTTGTCGGCAAGGATGTAGGTGTGGAGGTGTGGGGCGGTGGTGTAGGCCTGGCGGGCGGCGTGGTTGATGGCGCGGGCGCGGGAAAAGAAACCGGTGGTGGCCTCGTCAGCTCCAGCAAAAACACGGAAGCCGCGTTCTGCGTACCAGCGTCGAACGATTTCTTCGTTTTCGGCACGATACTTACAGATGCCGAAGCTCGGCATCAAGATGCCAACTGCTCCAGCAAGCTGCTCCAGTGCAGCGTCTTGCGGGGTGGGACCGATGGTGGCGGGGCCGAAATTAGGAGATTCGAGTGGCTTCGAGTTTGGCGAGTCGCTGCTCGACCTCGTTGAGACGGGAAAAGGTCTCGTGGCTGGTGGCCTTGACATCGACGTGGAGGGTCTCCAGACGTGAGGCGACATGCTCCACCGCAGCGGTCAACTTAATCACTGCCATTCTGTCTTCGGCGCCACGCCGCGTCATGCCCCCGACACCCATCGCCGCGATGCTGACCGAAGCACCAGCAATCGCGGCAATGATCTCGATCACGATGGGCGTCAGGGGGTCTTCCTAGGTTTCCTCAGCGTGTACCAGCCAGAACCGTGCAAATTGGACAGCGCGTGAAAGATTTGCGCGTATTTCTGACCGCAGGTTTCGAGCGAGTAGCGCTGGCGCGTGATGTATGCGATGGCGCGACGGTTGAGGTTGCCGGCCTCATCAATCGCAGTGAGCCAGTCCTGCAAGGTGTGGCAGCGATAGCCGGTCAAACCTTGGATTACGGTTTCGGTGAAGGCTCCGTAATCAACTGAAATAAGTGGGGTGCCGCAGAGCATGGCCTCCACGCCCGCTCCAGCGAACGGTTCGGTGAAGACGCTGGGCATGAGGCAGGCGCGGGCATTGCGCAGGAAATCGCTGCGGGCTTTACCGTGGATTGGGCCGCCGTAATGGATGTTGGGGTGGCTCCACGCACTGGGGTCGCCTTGGCCGTGGAGCACAATCGGGTACGGGCTGTGATCCGCGATGGCGCGGATGGTGTCCATACCTTTGACGTGGCAGATGCGGCCAAGAAACGCCAAGTAATCGCCCGGCTCGTACTGCGGTTCCCAGTCGTCAAGGTCAAAGTAATTGGGCACCACCCATTCATAGTTGATGCCGTTGCGGCCTTCCTTGCCTTGGTGGAAGTGCATCCAGGCATACGACTCAAAAATTCGGTAGCTGTTGGCCATCAGCGTGGGGTAGCCAATGCCGGTTTCGACGTGCTGGTGATGCGGGAATTGGCGCATCAGTGCTTCGTGCGCATGGCCGAACGGGTGGCAAATGATGTCCCGCGGCTCCAGCGCTTCGCGCAGTGCCGAAATCAGTTTTTGCTCGAACAGGGTGTGGCCTTCGCTGCCAACACAGGCGTCGTCGCCGTAAAACGCGGTGTCATGACGGTGTCCGTACAGACGCTCGAACTCGGTATCGCTGAGCATTTCAATGTGGCGCGTAGCTCCAGCCTCAGAGCCCACGTTGCTGTACTCGTAAACTTCGTAGTCCTGCGCTTGCATCATGCGCGGGAATCGCAAGGCCTTGCCGGTAAAGGCGCAGTGGCTGAACTCGGTGGTGGCCTTGGTGTGGAAGATGCCGACGAGATGGAGGCGCACCAGCTGTAGGGCTAAAGTAGTAGTTTAGCCTTTGCCTTGCCCGCGCAAAGGCTTCTTGCCGCGACGCCTAGGGCGGCTGTGCTGGCCATAGCCCTGGCTGGTGGTTTTCGGGGGTCCCGGCTGATGCTCGATGCGAGCGGTGCCGGTTTTTGACTTGACGGCCACCTGTAG